CGTTCTGCTGATGCTGACGTTTTGCCCGAGAAGGATATTCTTGACGCCCGCAGCGCCGACATGCTTCGCAATGATGCGATGGTGGCAAATGGCGCTACGATCTGGAAAGACTCGATTGTCGGCGCGCAGTATATGCTGAACGCTCGACCTGCCACGAAGGTTCTGTTTGGCAAAGACGACCCGAAGTGGGAAGAAGAATTCCAAGAAGAAGTCGAAACTCGCTTCACGCTTTGGGCTGAAAGCCCGTCCAACTTCGCCGACGTAACGCGGGTGAACAACTTCACTGCGCAAGTGCGTTTGGCTGTGGGTGTGTACGTCGCTGGGGGCGAGGTGCTCGCACTTGGGGACTGGCTCCCCGCGAACGATGGCCCTTTCCGAACCGCTATTCGGATGATCGACACGGATCGCCTATCCGACCCGGCAGATCGCACTCTGACCTCCAAAGCGCTGCTGCGCAAAGGCGTGGAGATCGACAGCCGAGGTCGACCGGTTGCATATTACATTCGCAATCAGCATCCAGCCGAAGGTCGTTATCAAGACTATTCAAGTTTGAAGTCCGCGACTTGGGCACGGATTCCGGCCAATCGGCCTTGGAACCGCCAGAACATTTTGCACATCATGGAGCAGATGCGTCCTGGTCAGAACCGCGGTTTGTCGCCTTTGGTCACGGCACTCGCTGAAATGCGAATGTTCAAGACGTTCAACAAGACACAGTTGCAGAAAGCGATCATCGCATCGACTTATGCGACCTCGATCGAAGCAGAACTTCCGACTGACGTGGTTGGAGCGCTCGGTGCAGGCGTTGCAAACGATGGAAACGCTACAACCCAGTGGATGATGGACTACTTGACGGCTGTAGATCAGTATTCGGGTGGTGCGCAGAACCTGCATATGGACGGCGCACAGATCCCGGTGCTTCCGCCCGGTGCGAAGTTGCGTGTTCAGAATCCCGGCACCGTCGGTCCAGATCACGATTCATATGTGGCAAGCATCCTGCGTAGGATCGCTGCCTCTTTGAGCACGTCCTACGAGGAACTCTCAAAGGACTACTCGAACACCAATTACTCGTCGGCTCGGGCGTCACTGGGTGAGACGTGGAAGTCCATGCAAACGCGCAAGCGCATGGTTGCGGATCGGTTTGCGACCTTCGTGTATCGACTGTGGCTTGAAGAAGCCATCAATAGCAATGTGCTTGAGTCGCTCAAGTTCAGCCGCGTGCCGAAATACTACGATGGCATGAACGCAGATGCGTATTCTGCTTGCGAGTGGATTGGCGCAGGACGCGGCATGATCGACCCGCTGAAAGAGACACAAGCCGACATGCTGTCGCTCAAAGCCGGACTGGACACCAAGGAAAACATCATCGCTCGGCGCAGCGGCGGAGACTGGCGCCGGGTTGCCAAGCAGATCGCTCGCGAACGCAAGACTGATGAAGAACTGGGAAATCCCTCGGTTTACGATCAGGATTCCACCGATCAAACCAATGCCCTCAGCGGCTCTCCGCAGGATAGTTCAGAATGAAAACTTTGCATCCTCTCATGGCTCGGTTTCAGTTTGAACCTGCAATCATCGAGCACTCGTCATCGGCACTGTTCGAAGCCTGCATTACCGCAGCTATTCCGGTTATCGACAAGATCAACGGTGACGCCGGCCCTTTAAAGTTTTCGGCGAACACCGACGAGGACTTCTGGCTTGATCCCGACGACTGGCGCGCAACTTACCGTCCGTATGTCGTTCGTGACGGCGTGCTGCGAATTCCAGTCAAGGGCGCACTGCTGAACGACTTTCCATGGCAGCTTGGCTCTTGGGCTACCGGTTACGATTACATCCTCGCAGCGATGAAACGCGGCATGGGTGACAGCGCGGTCAAGGGCATCGCACTCGTGATCGACTCGCCCGGTGGCATGGTTGCCGGCAACTTTGATCTTGTTGATCGAATGTTCGCAATGCGTGGCAAGAAGCCGATCAAAGCTTACGCGATGGAGTACGCCTACTCTGCTGCGTATAGCATCGCATCCGTCGCGGACTCGATCACCGTCAGCCGCAGCGGTGGCGTCGGCAGCGTCGGCGTTGTGACGATGCACATTGATGTGTCTGAGCGGATGAACCAAGCTGGCTACAAGGTCACTTTCATCTTTGCCGGGAAACACAAGGTTGACGGGAACGCTTACGAACCGCTCCCGGAGGACGTTAAGGCCCGCATTCAGAGCCGAATTGATGCGACCTACAATGAGTTTGCGAGCATCGTCGCTCGTAATCGTGGACTGACAGAAGCTGAGGTCAAGGCGACTGAGGCTATGTGTTACAGCCCAACCGAAGCCCTCGACGTCAAGTTTGCCGACGCAATCGGTTCACTGGACGACGAGATCACGGCCTTTGCGGCCACACTCAAAAACGAGGATGAAAACATGGCCGAACAATCCCAAGGCCCAACCTACACTGCGGAAGATGTCGCTCGCGCAAAAACCGACGGTATCGCTGAAGGCATGACCAACGCCCAAGTTCGTTTCAACACGATTCTTGGAAGTGATGCTGCCAAGGTTCGCCCCAAGGCAGCGTTGTCGATGGCGTTGAAGTCGAAGGACACCGCCGAAGACGTCATCGCTACGCTGAGCGAACTGGCAGAAGAAGCGGCCGCTCCGGTGGCACCAACTTCGGCAGGCGCACCTGCAGGCATGTTCAATGCCGCGATGGACGCATCGAACCCGGCGACGGTCTCGGCCGGTGCTGAAACTGATGCCGGTGACAAAGTCGCCGCGCGTCGCGAACTCATCAAATCGCAGTCCATGCGTGGCTTCAAATAAGGAGTAAGCACCATGCCAATCGTCAATCCACCCTATGCAGACCCTGGTCGAGCATCATCCGAAGTGCTCGACACCTACACTCAGTCGTTTCTGATTGCAGGTTCCCACCCCGAACTGGCCCCGGCTATGTCGTATCCACTTCCGAACAACGTGACCTACGAGCAATTCACGCCCGTCGGCTTGAACGGCAGCGGTCAACTGGTTCCGGCGCTGTGGCACGCAACCCCGGCCAGTGCGATCAAACCCATCGGCATCTTGGCTCACGCAGCCGCCTTGGGTGCAACGGGCACCGGCTCCGGCCAGGTTTGGTACTCGGGCTGCTTCAACATGGCCGCGATCAAGTGGCCAGTGTCGTTTGACACCGACGCCAAGAAACTGTCGGCCTTCGCAGGTTCGCCGACTCCGACCAACATTCTCGTCGCTCAGCGCGGCGCATAAGGAGGACCGCGATGGCTGATTCGCAAAACTACGAACTGTGGGAAACCAACGACTTCTTGGGCGTGTTCCAAGACGTCAAACTGGACCCGATGTACTGGACTGGCTGGTATCAGAACGAGATCTTGTCGGAAGACGAGTACGTCGATTTTGAGCGTATGCCGATTGGCAACCGCAAGTTGGCTCCGTTCGTCATGCCTCTGGCCCGCGGCGGCGCGATCTTTGATGCGACGAGCACCGGCTACCGCTTCAAGCCTGCGTATTCGAAAACCGAAGACCAGATTGATCCGCTGATGCCGTTGACCCGTCGCGTTGGTATCGACTCGAATATGTCGCAGACCGGCATCTCGATCTCGCCCGCGCAGCGCCTGGACCTGATCCGAGCAGCAATGACTGCGTCCCATCTGCAAGCCCACGCCCGCACCCAGAACTACATGGCTGCGGTGGCTCTGCGCGATGGTCGCATCACTTTGTCGGGTAAAGACTATCCGACCACTCTGGTCGATTTCCACCGTGCAGCCGGTCACACCGTTACCTTGACGGCAGGCAACCGCTTTGGTGACGCTGGTGTGTCGATCCTCGACTTCTTCCAAATGGTTATCGACACCATGACGCAGGCCGATTTTGGCGCCGTTCCGGTTCGTGTCACCATGGGCGGCGGTGTTTGGAATGTGATGCGGCGTGACGCGAAGTTGCTGGAATTCTTGGACTTGGACAAGAAAAGCAATGGGAACGTCACGATGGAGCGTTCGCTCGTTTCGGGCGAAAAGCTGTTCAAAGTGGGTGAGTTCTTGGTTGGCGGCGGCTCGGGCCATACCATCGAACTGTGGGTCGACAACTCGACCTACAAAGACCCGCAGACACAGGTTGAAACCCGCTTCATCGGCGCTCATCAGATGCTGTTCACCGGCACTGCCGAGGCTGTCAACGGCTTCCAAGTCTTCGGTCGCATCATCGACCGGGCGGCGAATTGGGAACCGATGCGCGTGTTCCCGAAAAACTGGGTTTCGCGTGGCGACATTGATGTCGAGTACATCACGCACAAGAGCGCCCCGCTGTTCGTGCCGCTGAACCCGAACGCGACCTTGCTCGCGAACGTGATCGCGCCGGTCTGATAAACTTCACTGACCCCCAACAACGGGGGTCAGTTTCACCTTTTATGGGAAAAGAACATGACACTTGGTTATGCAATTCACCTGATTCCGTTCATCGCCACAGGCACGGCGATTCACCCTGGCACGGTTGCAGAATTCGAAGACTTCGATGAACTGAAAGCCCTGGGCGCAGTCCGCGAGGCCACGGCCGACGAAACTGCTGCCTATGAGCATCGCGCAGCCGTCATCAACGCGGCGACCGCAGCGACTGTGGAAAAGAAAGCCAAGCCCACCAAGGCATTTTATGCTCCAAATCTGGCGGGCGGCGCGGCAGAGGTGTAATAACGCAATACAGTTAATATTGAATTTCTCTGACACGCCACCCATATTTTCAGCCTTCTGGCGTCGTTTC